CCGTTTTCTCGTACTTACTGATAGTGATCTCGACCTTCCCTTCCGGGATAACCGGTCCCCACTCCACCAGCATTCTTTTCACCTGACTGTCGTCTTCCCACACACCCGCGTGGGTCAGGGCGTCAAACAGCGCCTTGTTATAGTTGTCCAGATCGCGGATCCGGTTATCCGGAGGAAACAACACGATCTCCACTGAAGCAGGTGCCGACGTTGGTTTCGGCAGACGACGTAACTGCTCAACTATTGCTGCGCACGCCGCGCTCTGGAATTTTCGCCCTGCCACGCTTATCAGGCTCTTACCTGCAAACGCCCCTTTGTTGGGGTGTCGCCAGTACGTGTTCACGCTGGGCGGAAAAGGCAGTATTAGCTTCATACTTTCAGGCCCCTCTCATGTAACCAGTGGGCTGCACGCAGCCTGGCGTTTTCCTCACCGGCAAGCAGTGAGCGGATAATCCCGACCGCCTCGCTGTCGTCGTCCTTCACCGCGGTATGAAGCGTTATCCCCCGTGCCACGCCACGCTTTATCGTGATGACGCCTTTTTTCTCCAGTGCGCGAAGATGCTCCACCGCTGCATTCACTGAACGGTATCCCAGCATGGTTGCCACCTCCTGATTGGTTGGCGGGAAGCCACGTTCTTTCTGATAAGAAATCAGCATATCCAGCACCTGCTGCTGGCATTGAGTTAACGTCGTCATTACGCCCCCACGTAATTCCCTGACAGATACCACTCATCACCCGATACAGCGCGCTTGCTGCTTTTCCGTAAACACTGCTCACGACGCGCCAGAAAATTGTTTCGTTCTGGCTGGGAGTGGCTTTCACGGAATGCCGCCATCCACACCGTTGCAGCACGACGGTATAAGCCCCTGGACTCCAGTTCTTCCGCCTGGCGGGTCAGGCACAAAATCACCCGGGGATCGTTAGTGCCGACATAGAAATTGCGCACAGGTCTGGTTTCACGAACTGGTTGTGGTTCCGGCTCCTGCGCTCTCTCAGTCAGGCGTGGGAAATGTCTGCGTGTATCTCCTTCACAACGGTGAGCCACACGCCCACTCTGACGTAACTTGCTTGCTGACTGCAGAACGCGCTGCCGTGAGTAACCTGCAAAAGCATCCGCAATGTCTCCGGAAGTACACCCCGGATGGGCTTCAATGAATTTCTGAACTTCATTCAAAAGACTCATAATCACCCCCTGAATCCTGCCGGGATCTGGCTGTAGTCCACGTTGTCGTAACTGGCTTTGAAGTACGGGTCCTCGCGTCTGGCTGCAGATACCGCAGGAACTTCCCAGGATTCTTCGAAATGACGATCCGGACCAAAGAACGTGACAGCCTGTTTCACAAATTGTGTGCCGCTGTTACCCATCGCAGATACCCAGCCCGCGTAGCGTTTCACACCTTCCAGCATGGTTTCGGGTTTTACCCCCTCATTCAAACGAGCTTTCCAGGCTTTGAAGGCTGCAGATTTTGAATTGCCACCAGCACGTTTGGGGTATGCCAGCCATGCCTGCTCAAACTCCGGAGAGTATTCCGGTCGGTTTGAACGAACTCGCACGGACTCATCAGCAGATGCACCAACAGCTATTGGTTCATTGACTGGTTCTTTGACTGGTTCAAAAGAGTGACTGGTTCTGGGTGAATCTCCTGCACCACCCCCTGGTGCAACTCCTGCACTACCTGGTGAATTTGCTGCACCAGATAGTGAATTATTTGCACTACCCCCTAGTGAATCTCCTGCACCATCAAGATGAAGGAGATAGATATTACTTGAGTTACCTTTTTCACCTTTCCGGGTGACTTTTTTTACCAGCCCGGAATCACAAAGGGCCGCAATATGATTCATCACAGAACGTTTGCTAATCTCGCACTGGTCAGCAATATGCTGGTAGCTGGGCCAGCACTCACCCTGATCGCTGGCATTATCAGCCAGCTTGATCAGAACCAGTTTTCGCAATGGATTACCCACTCGAATTTTCATCGCTTTAACCATCAGCTCCATACTCATGCTGCACCTCCGAGATGCTTCATGTTTTTTCCGGAGCGAAAGGCTATAAGCGGCATACTGACGCGGTAATTACGGCCCAGCGGTTCACAAATCACCTTCTGACATTCACGGTCAACCAGGCTGACACGTAGAACATGCCCTGCTGGCGTGGTGTACCACTGCCCAACTGTGGGTGTTGATATTTTTTTACGCTGAAATAAACGGTAAATGTTGAGGAGCAACGGATTAAGCATGACGATGCCCTCCGCTGATATTCAGGAGACGGTGAATATGAAAATTAGCCTTATCCGCCAAACGGATACGTTCAGCCTGCAAGTTAAGAAGGGTTTCTACCAGAACCTGATGCGCCTGCGGATCCGAAAGAGTTACCTTGCGCAGAGCACGTAGTGCAGTTGTTACATAACTGAGTTTATGTAAGTCTTCATCATTCAGACGAGTGAGGGCTGGGACAGTAGCCATGATGGCAGCCTCCGATAACAGTGAATTACCTTCACCACCGGAAACGCCAATTTCGCTGGTGGTGAACTGAACGGGGTTGGCGTAACCGGCGTTATCGGAAACCGGCGCACCTTTCGGTGCCCCCGTCCAGCCCACCATAATTTGGGTGTGCGCAGACGCAGACGATAAAAAAGACGCTGGCGCGTCATATATCGCCGATAACATTTCCAGGACGCCAATCCCGGCACCCGCTTTATAAGGTGCCTGAACAGTGTAACGTCCCGGAATGGCAGAATCAATGTGCTGGTGGTCCTTCACACTCAACAAAATCACGCCTGAATTTCCACAAAGGACTAAAGCACTCATGCGGGTAGTCTTTGCGAAGATAGATAACGCGCTGTGTTTCTGGCTCCCAACGAATAACATGGACATAAAGCCCTCTTCCGTCACGAAACCAGCGGTTAAGTTCCTGCACAACTCGCCCCCCACAGTCAGGTAAAGTTCTCTGTGGTTACTTACAGCCAGGTGATTTGGTAATCTGCATTCATGCCGTAACAACAGGTGTTCAGCGACACTGACCACCAGCTGTTGCGACAAACGGTTATTTGCCGTTAAACTGTTCATGCGTTAGTTTCTCCACAGACACAAAACGCCACGACGCCCGGAGCTGCACACTCGCGGGCGTCACTCTTTTCTGGAGCGCAGAAGATTTTGTAGACCAGTGCTGCATGCTCCTGGAGCTTCGAAATTGACAGATACAACTCATCATTAATTGCTGTCTGCTCGTGTGGCTCCACGACCCCATCTTCGATTGCAGAACGAATCTGCTTTGAGTAATTCCCGATCTGTTCGATGACTTCCAGCAGGCGCTGGTTTATATCGGCGTTCTCTACTTCCTCAATTTCAGGAAGCGATACAAACACCCCACCAGCAGACTGTGCGACAGCATCCGCAATGTAGTGAGTGCCAGCCGCGCGCTGTAAAACCATTGCCCATCCCAGCGGGAAAATCTGATCGCCATCTGCACGAAGGCGGTTGAATAAAGCGTTCTCTGTTACATCCAGCCACTCAGCAGCTTCAGCGTAACCCCCCGGCAACGCCGCGATAGTTTTTCTGACAGCTTTCACGTACCACTCAGGCTGTTTTCCTACTTTCCAGTGATGCTTACCCACGGTTAGCCTCATCGTTCTGTGGTTAAAAATTGAAGGTGTTCTGTTAATCTTTCGGATAGATATCCGGTCTTAAGTCAGATTTCGTAATTGCACCTGACGTGCATTGCTCAAGTTTTTTAGCCAGCACAAAACTGGCTTTTTTATAACCATTGAAAACCAGCCGTAAGTAGCCTGGTGTTGAGCCAACTTTTCCGGCCAACTCGCCCTGCTGTTCTTTGGTTAAAGAGTCCCAATACGCTTTCATACAATATGTACCTCCGGTATACATATTACATGATTGAGATGAACCTTCAAGATACTTGTACCTTATCGGTACAAAGGTTTTAATTTCTTTATGAAAACAGTCCATGACATCCGGCGGTCTAACGCCAGAAAACTGAGAGATGGTGTTGGCGGGAATTCTTCCTTTGCCACCATGATTGATCGCGAGCCAACCCAGACCAGCAGGTTTATGGGAGATGGTGCTACTAAAAATATCGGTGACAGCATGGCGCGGCACATCGAAAAATGTTTCGACCTGCCTGTCGGATGGCTTGATCAAGAACACCAGACCACGAACATCACAAAAAAACCTGATGTTTCAATCACTAACAAACAAATAACGTTAGTCCCTGTCATATCATGGGTACAGGCCGGAGCATGGAAAGAAGTTGGCTATTCTGAGGTTGATTTGAGCACAGCAGAAACTTACCCCTGCCCTGTACCCTGTGGCGAAATGACTTATATCTTGCGGGTGATTGGTGATTCAATGATTGATGAGTACCGCCCGGGAGACATGATTTTTGTTGATCCTGAAGTCCCTGCCTGCCACGGTGACGACGTTATTGCATTGATGCACGATACAGGCGAAACCACCTTCAAGCGGTTGATAGAAGATGGAACACAGCGTTACCTCAAAGCATTAAACCCAAACTGGCCTGAACCTTACATTAAGATCAACGGTAATTGCTCTATAATTGGTACAGTAATTTTCTCAGGAAAACCAAGAAGATACAAAATAAAGGCCTAATCAATATTTATAACCTGCTTCGGCAGGTTTTTTTATACTTGACAATGTACCCTTGAGATACATAATGTATCTAAAAGAAACATGTTACAGGCAAGATTAAACAAAATTTGGTTGTAACACGGCGTATGGCACATGCGTCGTTAGCGGTCTGGGGACGTTAAAGGGGACAATCCACTCCTTGCTCGGGCAAACAAACCAGGTAGCCGGAATGTGCAAGTCAATGAGGATGCTGATAAGACGCCTAACCAGCGTGGCGATTCGGTTTGACGCCTGGGAAGAGACCAGGGTGCAACGATGAGGGCATTTATGGAACCGCGACAAAGTGTGGTGCCGTAACTGGCTAAGTGCTCTCAGCGTTGTGGTAATCCGCGAAATGGCGCGGCGGTAAGTATGGCGGGGGTACTCTTTCCCCGTTGAGGACACCGGATTGTCAGGTTGACCATACGCCTGAGTGACAACCCCACCACAACAGCCACTGCTTTGGCGGTACCAGTTTGTACACTTGCTTCCGGCTGGTACCGCTCTTTTTACAAAACAGAGAAGAGCATCACCGGACGACGGGCTCATAACCCAATCCATCCGGGCGGCAGTCACCGCAGGTGTTCTTCTCTGTTTTGTGGAGAAACCAACCGACCTTGCAGGGTCGATATGATGAGGAGCAGCAAAATGGCTAGCGAACGCAGTACTGATGTGCAGGCATTTATCGGGGAGCTGGACGGCGGCGTATTTGAAACCAAAATCGGCGCAGTTCTCAGTGAAGTCGCTTCCGGTGTGATGAACACGAAAACCAAAGGTAAGGTCTCGCTCAACCTGGAAATCGAACCGTTTGATGAGAACCGTGTGAAAATAAAACACAAACTCTCATATGTTCGCCCGACTAACCGCGGGAAAATTTCCGAAGAAGACACCACCGAAACGCCGATGTATGTCAATCGCGGTGGTCGCCTGACTATTCTGCAGGAAGACCAGGGACAATTACTGACTCTTGCCGGTGAACCTGACGGAAAACTCCGCGCAGCAGGTCATTAATATCGTTCTTAATTAACTGATTATTTATCTCATCACTGAATATCTTTATATAGTGAGGACTTATTATGTCTCAGAACTTAGACGCAACCGCAATTAATCAAATCCATGCCCTTATTTCTGCTCAGGGTGTTAATGAAATTATCAGTAAGATTGGTGCCGATGCTGTGGCATTGCCTGAGAATTTCCGCATTCATGATCTGGAAAAATTTAATTTAAATCGCTTCCGTTTCCGTGGTGCGCTTTCCACTGCCAGCATCGATGACTTTACCCGTTATTCTAAAGATCTTGCAGATGAAGGCACCCGCTGCTTTATCGATGCCGATAATATGCGTGCCGTCAGTGTGCTTAACCTGGGTACTATTGATGAACCAGGTCACGCAGATAACACCGCCACTCTCAAACTGAAAAAGACAGCACCGTTCTCTGCTCTGTTGTCTGTTAATGGCGAGCGTAACTCCCAAAAGTCACTGGCAGAATGGATTGAAGACTGGGCCGACTACCTTGTGGGCTTTGATGCTAATGGTGACGCCATTCAGGCAACCAAAGCGGCTGCGGCGATCCGTAAAATCACAATTGAAGCGAACCAGACCGCTGATTTTGAAGACAATGACTTCAGCGGCAAACGCTCCCTGATGGAGTCTGTCGAAGCGAAGACCAAAGACATTATGCCAGTGGCATTTGAATTTAAATGCGTTCCGTTTGAAGGCCTGAAAGAACGTCCGTTTAAATTACGCCTCAGCATTATCACTGGCGATCGTCCTGTACTGGTTCTGCGCATTATTCAGCTGGAAGCGGTGCAGGAAGAAATGGCTAACGAATTTCGTGATCTGCTTGTTGAGAAATTTAAAGACAGCAAAGTAGAAACCTTTATTGGTACTTTCACCGCCTGATTTCATTACTGCAAATGCCCCTGCGGGGGCATTTATGGAAACATAATTTACTCAATAATCGCCGGATGGTGAGGGCTTCCTTTTACCAGAATTCAGCGCGGTGCAGCGCATATACGTGGAGAACAAAATGTCATTTATTAAAACTTTTTCCGGGAAGCATTTTTATTATGACAAGATAAATAAAGACGACATCGTTATTAACGATATCGCGGTTTCCCTTTCAAATATCTGTCGCTTTGCAGGACATCTTTCACACTTCTACAGTGTCGCCCAGCATGCGGTGCTTTGCAGCCAGCTGGTGCCGCAGGAATTTGCTTTTGAAGCGTTAATGCATGATGCAACAGAAGCGTATTGCCAGGATATTCCCGCTCCACTGAAACGCCTTCTTCCTGACTATAAACGGATGGAAGAAAAAATAGACGCCGTAATCCGTGAGAAATACGGGTTACCCCCGGTTATGAGTACACCCGTGAAATATGCCGATCTCATCATGCTGGCAACCGAACGCCGCGATCTCGGGCTTGATGATGGCTCTTTCTGGCCTGTACTAGAAGGCATCCCGGCAACAGAGATGTTCAACGTGATTCCACTGGCACCGGGCCATGCCTACGGGATGTTTATGGCACGCTTCAACGAGTTATCGGAATTACGCAAATGTGCATAACTCATGTAGTTAGTTTTTCTGGCGGGAGAACATCTGCATATCTTGTTCACCTGATGGAAGAACAAAGAAAGGCTGGTAATAACGTCTGCTACATCTTTATGGATACCGGTTGCGAACATCCGCTGACATACCGCTTTATTCGGGAGGTTGTGAAGTTCTGGGGCATACCGCTAACTGTGTTGCAGGTCGATATAAATCCAGAGCTTGGGCAGCCAAATGGTTATACGGAATGGGAACCAAAGGATATTCAGACGCGAATGCCGGTGCTTAAACCGTTTATGGACATGGTAAAAAAATATGGCACGCCATACATCGGCGGCGCGTTCTGCACTGACAGATTAAAACTCACCCCCTTCACAAAATACTGCGATGACCATTTCGGACGAGGGAATTACATCACATGGCTGGGTATTCGTGCAGACGAACCTCGTAGGCTGAAACCGAAATCAGGCGTCCGGTATCTTGCCGAGCTATCTGATTTTGATAAGTCGGATGTTATCCGGTGGTGGCATAAACAACCTTTTGATTTGCAAATCCCGGAGCACCTCGGGAACTGTGTTTTCTGCATCAAAAAGTCCACGCAAAAGCTGGGGCTTGCATGTAAAGACGAACCTGGTCTGATGAGAGTTTTTAATGAGCTGGTTACAGGTAAACACGTCCGGGATGGTCACCGAAAGACAGATAAAGACGTTATGTACCGTGGTCATCTGAGTCTTGACGGGATTGCCAGAATGTATGCCGACAGCGACTACAGAAATTTGTATCAGGCGATGGTGCAAGCCAGGCGATTCGATACCGGCTCGTGTTCAGAGTCATGTGAAATCTGGGGTGATCAATTGGAGTTGAAATTCGAAGAGGTGGTGGCATGACAACCAAAATTAACTATCAGGCACTGCGTGAGGCGGCAGAAGCAATAAAAATAGTAGCCACACCACAAAAATTGCTGGCATTTCGTATGAAAGTCACACCGCAGGTTGTGCTGGCGCTGCTGGATGAACTAGAAGCTAAAAACAAACGCATTACAGAACTGGAAGCGAGGGAAGTTCAATTACCGACTCGCTACGACCTTCGATATGGGCACCCAATAAATGCTGATAAGCGACATGTCATGATACCTAAAGAAAATGGCAGTTGGCTTTGCCTGATTGACTTAGAACACGCACTACGCGTCGCTGGCATTCGCATCAAAGGAGAGTGATGTGCCGACATTATTCAGAAAAGAATATCCGCGAAAGAGTAGAACGACAGAATTCCTGTTTCTCATTCTGTTTATCGTGTTGATGATACCGATATCCCCGCTAATTTTTGTCTGGGCAATCGGGAAAATAATTGAGCCAGTTATTGAATTGTATAACGACGTGGTATGGGCGTCGTTCAACACACTGCACAATAAAATTAATCCGTATAAGGAAAACTGATATGGCAACTTTGACAAAAAAAGAACAGGCATGGTTGAACGAATTACAGGACGTTATTGATCGCTGTCCATCACCGAAAAAAATTGGTTTTTACACCATTGGCGATAAAAATATTTACCTGTATGACCTACGCCGCATGGATGAAATCATGGAGGCTCTTGATAATCGTTCGTCAATGGATTGGTGTGTTGCTGTCCATGATATGAATGCCGGATTTGATGAAAAGATTTTGTTCCCCTCGTCAGTTGAAAGCACTGCGGGTTAAGGAGTAACA